GTTTCCCAGTCACGATCTCTCCCGCGGTAATAGTCAATTGCTCTCGAAATCGGATCCATTGACCCGATGTAGTATCTAAAACTTTCTTTGTTGCCCCACCGAATAATCCAGTTGCTGAGGCCATGTTATCCAACGCTTGGATCAAAATCTCAGAAGTGATACCTCCGCTACGTACAAGCTCATCAAATTGATCACCTGTGACACCTGTAATACGCTGAAGTTCAGCAAACACCGGTATACCTCGGTTAGCTAACTGTCTCAAGTCTAGCGTATATGCCTTACCGATTGCTCTAGCTTGACCTGTGATTAATGTTAAGTCTTGTAACCTGGCGCCGGTGGCTGCTGATGCTTCCTGCAATGTATCCATAAGACTTGAAGTCTCATCAATACTGAATCCAAATGCTAATAATTGCCTAGTTGCTCCAGCAATATCTGCAAGTGCAAAAGGAGTCTCTGCAGCACGACGCTGGATCTCCTGAAACAATGCATCTGTTTGAGCTGCTGAATCTGTAAATACATCTAATTGAGCCCTTAGTTTTTCAAACTCGGCACCAGCTTGGATGGCGAAAGAACCTACAGCAACAATAGGAACTGTTAGCTGTGCTGTAAAGCGATCAGCTGCGCGGTTCATTGCTTGGAAGCCACGACCTAGAATTTTTTCAGCATCTCTGATACCTTTTTCTAGACCAGCTAACGAAGCTCCTATACGTATAAGTAGATCAGCACTTCTAGCCATTTCCTAGTAACTTTTGTCTGAATTTGTCTAAGCGTTCAAATACGGACAATGCTTTTTCTTTGGGTGGTGCTTTTTTCGTGAGCAGTTTAGCTTCCCAAGAAAACTTCACAAAGTCCTGTGGTTTTTTATATCGGTCTTTCTTTTTGAGCTGTATATTAACAACATAAAACGCAACAAAACGTGACTGTTCCCAGTTATTCCGTTGCTGTAGATTGAAAGTATTAGCCCAATCTTTTAAGGCCGACAACAGTAGTGCAAAATCAATATGAACAAGATCATCATAAGAACAGCCTAGTCGGGCTATGCACATAGCATAAAACCCGACTAGTGTTAACCGTTTCCCGCTTCCTGAGTTACGGCATTCTCCTCGTTAATATCTGATGTTAAAACCTCTTTACCATTGTCTACTGTCTCAAGTTCTGCTTCAGCAGCTTCTGGATTCATATCGAATGCAAAATACTGGAATGACTTACCTACGGCTTGAAAATCTAGTTCAAGATGCTCGTTAACATCTTTTAACTCAATGTCCAAGGTATTCTTTGAAATGAGGGCACCATTAAGAATACCTGCGTAGATAAGTACACCAGCATGTTCTATCGATAATGATTGAGCAAATGTCATCAACTCGTAAATCGTGTTGATTTCCAATTCCTTTGCCATATAGTCTACAGCGACTTTGGCAAATTTAATAGGGTAATGAGTACCCTTAATTTCGATTGTGTTTAGCGCAAGTGGATTATTCATTATGCTACAGTTGAATTAGTTACAGCCCCATGTACTTCAATAGTAGCGTCGTAGCTGGATTCGGTATCAGCAGTTGCTGTTTTGTTTAAAGCAGTCAAATAGCCTTGACCTGAATCCACTTCGTCACCGGACACTTCAGTTGTATAGTCCCAATCCAAGAGAGTGTCGTCATTGAAATAGCCAAATAATTCCGGTGTACCTACAACATTACCACCAATTGCAGTACCATAATCATAGGTAATCAAACCGTTAAAAGTTAAAGTCCCAGACTTAGTCTTGGGGAAGATTTCTCTCCAACCGCCACCACCAGTATCTTTGGTAATGACGTCGGTTAAATCTTTACTCAAGTTGAGGGATGCCTCTTGAGCATGTGCAATGATGTTTTCCGTCGTACCACCGTCACTTGACAGGCGCATGCGTAACAACGTACCATCGATAAAACCTGCGGTCATATTATGTTGATTTTAGTCTGAAAACATAGCGCGAAGTGACGGCTATTAATTCAGTATTTAAATTTATTGTTTCTTCAAGTCTATCCGCACGGGTTATCCTTACTACACCATTTGCTGGATTTGTATAACCGTGCAAAGCTTCATCTACAGCATCAACAATTTGTCTTAGAAGTGTATAAGATTCAAATGCTGAAACTACAGTAATACTAATACCATTTGTCTCAGCAAATCTTTTATTAAATTCTTTGGTTTCAATCGGTATGCTGTTCACTTCTCTATAAACAATATAAGGTGCACCATCAGCTTGGGTTAAAGCTATTGGATGCATTCTGTCTACAGGAACCAGTGTTGTAATTTCTGGTGTAGTGGACAATAAACCAAATAATATTTCACTATACGAAACCAAGTTTGCGTTTTTTGTCTTTAAATAATTGTTCTGCTCGTTTAACCATAATAGTAGTAGCAACTGCTTTTACTGAATTAATTGCAGGTTGCAGCACTAATTGTTGCCATCTTCTTTGATTACCATAAATCATTGAACTATAATAAGAAGTGGCAGTACTGATGGTTTTACCATATGTTGATGAATAATTAACTTCTTTTAAGACTTTTGGTCCAACCCACTCGAAAGGTGACTTTCTGAAGTCCCGTCTAAGCATGCGTTGGATTGAGCGCCAAGTGTTTTTCCTAGAATACGATTCGACTGCATCGCCTCGTCTATAGTGCTGTTTAGGATCGGGGCCATAATCCCTAATTGGTGTTTGAGATCTTGTAGCTGATCTGATAACTGGAACAGCGCTTCTTGCAATTTTTCTCCGCTCTGTGAGGGTATTGAGCCTATCGACCAATTGCTCGAGTCTATATATGGTGCGTTTTGCGGAAGCTTCATCTATTGATACAGTTATTGGCATTATTGATCTCTTGTTGCTCTACAGTCAAAATATATAAATTGTCTACCTTCTAACGGCAATTTGGATTGTATTTGATACGTTACTGAACCATGTACAATCCTGAAAGTAGGCTTAATAGCTTTCGTTTTTGAATTTTGTCTAAGCATCCACCTCATAATATTTGTGGATATTATACGACTATTACTTTTTTGGTCGAATCCGTATTGTGCATCAAGTGAACCTCTAGTAGTCATAAATTCAGTCCATACAACAGTTTTAGACCCATCGACACCTTGTGTTTCTTCAGGGTAATAAACTGTGACTTTGTTTAATAGTCTACCGGATCGTTCGCCTTTACGTACACGCATTACCAAGTTTTTACTTGCGCAAATAAATTATTCATACGACTCTTTAAAATCGTAAATTCATTGTCTTCTCTATAATTGTATGCTTGTGCTACAAAAACTGCAATCCCGTATTTGACTATTTCAGGTACTTGCTGAGCTGTTGCAGCTATTGTCCAGGTTATTTCTACAGGATTTGGGTGTCCATCACTTATCTCTGGCCATTCGGCTTCATCTTTCAAAACTATCTTGGCACCTTTACTTACAGAATGATCTAGCCAAAAATTATTAGTATCAAAAGTTTGCTCAGCATTATCAGTATCACGATATTTGACTTCATCTAAGGAAACCAGGGGACCATAAGGTAGGAAAACTTCGTCCCCTGGTTGATCTGAGAAAACAATTTTATACTGATTATCTCGAATGGGTCGATTAAGTATCGTTTCAGCATAATTAGTAGCTGCATCAATATAACTGACTAACAACGGATCATCCTCAGTGATATCGTCATCAATAATCACATGTTGCTTGATGTAGTCAAGATCAACAGGAGCTGAGCCGAGTGTGAGGATGATCGTGTTAGTTGACATATATTGATAAGGTAATAATTATGCAAATAAACCAGATGGAATAACTCCTTCAGCTTTCACAAAATGAGCGTCCCAACGGTAGTTAATATCCCAAAAGGAATTAACGATAACTTCAATCATGGCTTGTTTAGCCTTAGTAAATGGATTGACGATCAGATCAACAGGTCCCCATTGTCCAATCATACAAGCTGCCCAGTTACCAAAGATCAAACCATGCTCGTCGTTACCAACACCTAAGTCTTTAGGCATTTGCTGAGTTGAAGCAGCGCGGTAACCGTTCAAGGTACCAAAAGGGCTACCAGGATTAACTCCCCACATCATGCGACCAGAACCAGCATCAATAGGAGTAGTCTTCAATTGTCCTTTCACATTTGGAGTAGTGATATAACCCATTTGGCTTTCTAATGCGTTAGCATTTTCAACCTTGGTTTCCATTGCCACAATCAAAGGATGAGTAGGGGCGGCTCCACCCATGTCTACAGTAGGAATACCTGCACGTGGGTAAAGACCTTCGGGTTCGGGAGCTGCACCAGATCCATTGTAAACAGTTCGATCAACTTCGGTACCAACAGCCATCATAAGATCAGCACGTACAAAGCGTTCAACGTCGATAGAAGACTGAACCATCAGCTGTCGGCTATACTCAGACCAAGCTGTGAGCCTTTTCGGTTGCATCAACAGTTGATCGAAGTTTTGTTGGGCTTCGTCAGCGGTGGCTTTTTCAGTTTTCCACGTTGCGTTACCCACGTTAGTATTACGTGGAAATGCAATGTTGCCAGTAAGTCCCCGTAGAACCGAAGCGCCCATGCTTTCAGTGACTAACGTAGGTCGCAACGCGGCGATCAAAGGACGAAGGAAAGTCGGAACAGTTTCTTGACCTTGAGTAGGAGTACTTACATCAAGATCCCTGGTTTCGAAGTTCCTGTGTCGTTGATCGGAAAAAAAGAAAGAAGGCAGAACAATGTGTCCATGCGATTGAAGACCCATGGTACGGGCTTCATTACGTCCTTCTTGGATCATTTCGGCTTCCAAACCATCGAAAGAGCCACGGTTTGCAGCAAGATCGATTGCACGCAGGAAGGAGAAGTCAACGACTTTGCTGTGCTGATCATCTCCTAATTGGCGGATAATAGCTGGACCAGCACCAGGTTGTTGTGTACCCATTGCACTAATAATAGTACTTTGCGCACGTTGCGCGGGTACTTGTACGGGTATAACCGTTTGTGTACTAGGTTGTACGGGTGGTTGTACTTGCACCTGGGTTGCACCAGGTTGTTGAGTACGTTGTTGAGTTTGTACCTGTGGTGTAGCTACAGAAGCCGGATTGTTAACACCAGAGGTTTGAACAGGCGCAGGTTGAGGTTGAGGTTGAGGTTGATTCAACCGCATTTGCATGTAGGTTGAATAACTGTCGATTTGCGCCTGGACCCCGTCACGTTGTTCACGTAAGGTGTTAAAACTGGTCAATTCTTCAGTGGTGAGTGCACGCTGGTTTCCTGCGGCATCAGTTGCGTTAGTGTAAATGGCACGCATCTGGTTGCTCAGATTCTGCAGCTGCTCCCTTAATTGTTCTAGCATACGTACTACAAATTTAATTGGTAATATAAAAGCACATCCTGTTGGATGAGAGCAGGCTGCTCTACCTGATTAGGATGCCATAAATCTTTAGCACGCAGTGAAACGGTACTATTCCGATATGCTGGAATAGCAGTAGGTGAAAATTCTAATATTTGCTCAAATTCTAATATACGCCTTACAGGCAAGTCATTATATATTCCATCATCTTTATGGGAACGAACTGAGAAACCAAATGATGAACCAGCAATATCACCACGTTCAACCGAGATCATTAAATCTCTGCCGTAGGTTGTGTCTGGTACATCTACTTCATAATTAACTCCTTGATCATCAACACTGAATCTCAATGTTCCTGCTACTGCTGAACCAAGTACTTGATCCAACTGATGTGTATTCAAGGAAATAGGATAAGACCTATTGAACACGTCCTTAGTCACAGCATTTTTATCGATAATTTCGATAAATTGTCCAAAATTTGGTAAAAGTAATGGTTGTGAATACTCTTCGAACGAGATTGCACGACCACCAATAGTACCAATACTATTCTTGGGTAGTGGTTTGGAGCTGTTGCTGTTCGCTAACACTCGAAGTTGAAAGCGCACTTCCCGAGTCTCTCGTGTTTCGTTCTTCATCACTAATTAAATTTGCGGGTGATAATAACAAGTCTTCATCAGTAGGATTGTACCCAAGTTCTCCGCGTGCATCATTCCTTGATAATATGCCGGCTTGAACCATCCTTGATAAAAATTCACCCATTGATTGTAAATTGGCTATTTGTAAAGGTTTCTTATCAAATATAACCCTTTGGAAAAGTCGTTCACGTCTACTGAGCAGTTTTCTTGATAGTTCGGCTACCCATCTTTGGTTCCAACTACCAAGGGTATAGTTCAAATATTCGTGACTCTGATGTTCAATGTTATTAAACGTTGTCCTTTCCATAGCTGATAGCATATGTATAGGAATATCAAACATCTTAGCAATCTCAGCATCACCTAATTTTGCAGTTTCAATAAATAAGGCATCTTTGGGGGTCAATTTCAATTGTTGATATTGCAGACCACCATGCAATACCGGTGTATTCCCAACCCCAGCAGTTGTTGAACCTTGCCAACGGGTTTGAATCTCTTCTACGTCATCATCCTCGAGAAATTGATCCGTCCAAAGATAACCTGGTATGTGACCACCATTCTCGTAGAACTCTACGGGATAGTCGACGCTCTCATTAATTAACCTATAAATGTTTCTATGCAAATTGAGTGTGCTCTTTCCTTTAAATTCTTCAACATCCAGCATTAATCTACAAATATGAATCATATCCATATCGTGAATTACGTAACTGCGTTGACCTATAATAGCACGATACCATTTTTCTCCATTAATAACTTCTGGTGTACACATCATTGGGTGGATCATTATAAGTTCCACTGGAGTGTAATCCGCTGTACGTAAAATCGCCGCATATGCATTAGAATACAATGCGGCGAAGGCAGTCATTGTTTCGAAAAAATTAAAGCCAGAATAAAAACGGGATGGATAATTTAAAAGCTGCGTTATGTTATGACTGTCATTTCTTAACCACTTGTCACCTTGACGTGAGTTGACATATTTGTCCATCATTGCAACCCCACTACCTAATAAGTTTAAAGCTCGCCAACATGCAGTAGCCTGGAGAGCTTCATCTTCATAGACAGGGTTCTTATTTGAACCTTTTCCGAAGGTCAGTATATTAAATATTCGGGGATCAGACAACGAGGTTCTTTTAGTGAACCTGTTCCACATTCTCCGAAAAAAATTGGGTTGTTTCATACACCCAATTTACGAATTTTTATCGACTTTCGAACTATTTTCTATGGACTTTTTTAGCTGACGCTTCGCAACGGAAAGCCTAAACTTCGAGCCAACATTGTTGTTTTCATACTTTCGACGTGCTTGGTAAAAAGCATTTAATGTACCAAAACCTCGTGGTAAACCGTACTTAGCGCGCTCAGACTCAACCATTAAATAAGCTTCATACACAAAGTAGCCTATGTGAACATATTGCTCTACTCTTGCTAAATATCCACCTAGATTCAATGTACCGATAACTGCTTTTGGAATATGTATAAACTCATCGTTTACGTATATTTCCGACTTTGCTCTCCCTTTTAGAACTATCAGATCTTTTTCCGTTCTTGCCTGTGCCATGAATTTCATGTTTTTGTTCGATGACGTGGACACCTGGTTTACGTTTTCTCATGCCATCTAATTTATAATCTAAATATACTACAATAGCGTTTGTTAATGCTGCCCAAATATCTACTTTATCAACTGAATTACCTTTATGAATTTTTTTATTGTTATTAATGTCCTCATAGATAATAATGTTCGAACACTGCCATTCTACAACAGGGTTTTCTAGATACTTTAAACTTTTATTTAATATAGCTTTTTCTATAAATTTTACAGCTTTAGTTTGTACACCGATTGTTTGTGCTATGCTGAATACTGGTAGCTTACGGTTGGTAGCTTGGATTTTACCAATAATTTGTTCGGAGTGCCATGGGTCATAACCTATTGCCCAAGTATTACACAATCCATGTTTATATATTATATCTTTTGTAATAAAATCGTGATCAGCAACATTACCGTCAGTAACAATTAGGTAACTATCGTTAGCCCATTCAGCATAAGGTACATCACCTAAACTTCTTTCATCAATTTGTTCATTAGGCACATACGTATCAACATACCAATATAGTTTTTCAGTATCGTCATCATAGGACTTAACAAATAAATAGACTACAGCGTTGGTATCTTTCACACTTGCAAAGTCTGTACCCACAAATGTTATATAATCTTTTAAATTGTGAAAAGTTAATTCCTCTTCTTTTGTCGCGAGCAATTCGGCCGGTTGAATCCATTCTTGTAGCGAAGAAACCCACTTGTTTAAATGAAGTCGTTTATAGTTATTTATACCATCGGGGCGTGTGCGACTTTCTAGAATAATCTTACGGGCATAATCTTCATCGATTGCTGTACCGTAAGATGGATTACATGAGGCATATGTTTCAAGGGCCCATACCGCTTCTGGATCACTTTCATCATATTCAGCTTCATACATATCTACACACCAATGATCCATGATTAAATCACCGTTATGCACTTTCTTACAAAGCTTGTACATGTTGTGGGCAAATGTATCTACGACTCCTGCTGTGGAAATCGATATAACCATAGGGTTCCTACGAGCAGCAACACCACGTGTAATAGTGTCATATAGTTCATCGTTTGGTTGTACGTGTAACTCATCGAAAATAGCGCCATGTACGTTAAAACCGTGTTTAGTTTTGGCTTCTGCGGATAAAACCTTAAAAGTAGACTTTAGTTTGGGGTATAATATCTTATTACGCATAGTTTTGAACAACCTAGATAAAGTTGGATCTTGTTCTATCATAAGTTGCGCATCACCAAAAACAATACGAGCTTGATCAGTATCGCCGGCTAAGGCATAGACTTCTGCGCCAGGTTCGTTGTCTGGTCCTAAAAGGTAAAGACTGAGCGCTGAAACTAGAGTACTTTTACCATTCTTTTTGGGAATCCATAAAAAACCGTTGTTGTATCTACGTTTCCCGTTAGGTTGTTTAGTACCGAAAAGTTTTGACACCCAGTCTTTTTGCCAATCAAGAAGAACAATATACTCGCCTTGCAGTTCTCCTTTTAAGTGTGTACAACGCCTCTCAACAAAGTTTATGACTCTTTTTGCAGCTTTCTTATCGAACATCCACTTGTTACGGCGTTCGTCACCAATTCTAATGCTTCCATACATATTATTCCTCTTCTTCAATACCAAAAGGATCATCTTGACCTGTAGAACCTTTTGGTAAATTGTTATCTCGTAAAGGTGCAGCCAAAGCAGCTGCTGAACTTGGATCAAAGGCCCAACGTTGACTATCTTTAGCCATTGATTCCATGATATTCATACAGTCTTTTATGATAGGGTTAATTTTTACTTCTCCGTGTGGACCTATATAAGTAACTTGAAACTCTGGTACAGCAATAACTTTAGCTACTCTACAATACATTTGATATTTAAGAATATACATCTCTAATTGATGTACACCAACCACAGTTAATAGACCATTACTCATAAGGTTTGCGCATAGTAAATACCACAGGTCTTTAGCTTCCTGGACAAAAATCAGTGGACTCACAGCAGGTATCTCCTTCATCAACATTAGTCTCTTGTCGTTCTGAGGATTCCGGTGTGGGCGATGTCCAGGATTTTTTTCTTGAATTATCGAGGGCTTTGCGCGCTTCATTAGTCCTGAGTTTAAGAGTTAAAAATACGTCAAGTTTAACAGTATTTAATGGTATTAGACCGTTTGCTGTACGTTGTTTAGGAATCATGGCGGTGATCATATCCACACCGTTAATCTCAATGGATTCATAATGACGTTTAATATTATGACAAACATCACATGAACCTCGTAAGTTTCGATTATCATAAGAGCTTCCGCCCGCTTCGCGTCTTATTATGTGATCTACTACAGTTGAGGGAATATCACCCTTACCTATCATTCGATGGTAATAACAAAAACCGTTCAAATCCCTCTTTAAAAAGGCACTGCGGGTTCTTCGCCAACGTGGCATAGAATACCATCGAGAAGAGGTCTTGGTCTTAGAACTTCTTTTCTTAGTACTCCTGCGATCGTGACTGGGAAAC